CTGGATTTCAACGTTCGACGGGACTTCCAAAAGCAGACGAAACATGCCTTGCACGGCAAGTCGTGGTTCTGTTCCTGGGTCCATGAAATATCCATTTGCGAGTTTGTTTGGCGGCAACCGCCAGCTCGCATCGGCAAACAGTGACGTCGAATGACCACCAGTGTGTGACCGCGCGTTTCGCAAACGCACATCTCCACTAGGGTTCAACGTGTCAGTTGGGTCTCGTTCAAAGTATCCAAGCATCGCACCAGTTGTGGTGGTCGCAGTGGCTTGCTTGTAGCGAACCTCGAACCGTGTGAACGCATAACGCTCAAAAAACGGTGCGAACGCTGCAAGTCGCTGCACGTTGATCGTCGTCGGGGTCACTGGGATTTCAATCAGCAACTTCCCAGGAGTTTGGATTGCTCCAAACAACACTTTCCCGAACAAATCATCACCATTCAGTGTGATGCCGTCACGCATCATTCTCCCTCGGAAGCCAGTGGTTCCTCGACTCGGATTGTAACTTTTGGAAACATAGTTGTTTTTCCGAGGGGCTTTCGGGCCGCGGTTCTTCCGCGTGCCCTTTTGCGACTTCCGGGTTCCCTTTTTCGACTTTCGCTTCCCAGTCTGCTTCTTTTGCTTCCTCGCTTTCTTAGACTTTCCCATCGAATATTTTCCTTGTGGGTATGGAATAGGTTTTTGTTGATGGAAAGACTTTGGTTCAAAGCTTTTACGCTGATCACGACGAGGACCGTCAATAGCAGAAATGAGAGGTACAAAAACAGGCTTCGCAGTATCGACAACAAACTCTCCGAATTCTCGAGATGATTGAACCGGGTTTGTGTTACCACGATGAAACTGCATTCAGACCGATGAGTTCTAGTGCAATATTTTCAGCGCGTTGAATTTCAACTCGCTGATCCTCTTCAAACCCGTGGTTGTGGTCGGGTTCCGACTCCAAGCCCCAATAAAGTCTACTGAGAGCGTTGTCATCAAGGTAGCTTCGTTTGGCTTTCAACCAGTCGTCAGTGAAAGAGTATTCTGCACAGTGTGTCTCCCAAAGGTCGATCAATTCCTGGATCATTTTCCGGAGATCTTCATCACCCCATGTTGCCATTCGAATAGAATTCAAACGGACAAGGGTTTCATATGGGTCCCAAGGGTTTTCACCTCCTTGAAGAATAGACGATATCACACGATTCGGCTTTAGCACGAACGTGTATCCATAACCGTCAACCCATTTGAAGTTCATACACAGAAAACCGAGCATATTCCAGCGACGTGGCTCCCAATCTGGCGTTTCAAGGACGATGCCTAGGTGGTGATACAGAACTTGCTGCACCTTCCTTCCACTGTAAGTGTCCGCATACTTGCGAGACACAGTGTACGTGACATCGTCTCCTAAAATGATGATCGAGACATGGTCGCAAAACTCGCTCCAGCCTGTATCAGTAAGGACAAGCCATGCGTAGAAAAATCTAATCAACGCTTCACGGCAATTGTCCCACGCAGTCAAAAGTTGTCCTGAGTTGTTGCCTCCTCTGAAGTTGCCACCTTTATGATAGACCAGGCCATCCGGCATGACCAATACTCCCTGGTACAGCATCCGTCGTAACAACGACAGACGCGCAACATTCTTGGGAGTGCGCAAATGCGTCTTCAGGTGGCTAACATCAATCTTTAGCAAGTCTTCACTCATGGACGTAGTTATAGAGGCGTCCATTTTGGAAATGTCAAATTCCCAACCAACCTCATGCTTGCCTAGGTAAGCGGCCAAAGAATTCATGCCGTTCCTGAAAGGATTGAAACCTAAAGCAAACTTGGTGTATATGGGGTGGTTGACTGCCTCATTCAAAATTCGTTTGCACATGCGCTTGTGGCACCACACTTGGACTTTGTCAACAGCAAAAATTGTCCGATCTCGGCCAGGGGATTCGAGAATCCCATCGGCGTCATACACGGGCATCTTTTCGCGTTCACGCAACTCGTTTTTCAGAGTAACCATAGTGCAGCTCACAAAGCGTCCTGCTGGCAAATCTTCATCAAAGATCTTTTCACACCAGCGCCAATGTTGGTCATAGAATTCACCTGTTGTTTTGTACCAG